TATGACCGCCTGCCCGGAGTGCGGCGGCAGAGGTGTCGCCGTGTACGAGGTCGGCGTCGCGGCACCAATGGCGTGGCGCGGCGGTGAGATCGAAGACCGCGAGATGGAGTGCGAACTGTGCGGCGGCTCAGGAGATGTTGACGAGGAGGCCGCCGAGCGTTACGATCCTTAGTATTCCTCCCTAGAGAACTGGCCCCGCTTCGGCGGGGTCTTTTTTTTATTTCTTCTTCACGCTCTCAGCCAGACCGCCGCCGAAGTAAAAGCCGACGATGCCAAGCATGATTTCGCCAAGCCACATTTCCGACGCAAAGTCCTTGGCCGCGTCGACGTTGTCCATATCGATCACGCCGTACAGTGCGCCGACAACACCGTTCGCCATAATGAACAGAAACATCCCGGCGAACATCAGTGCCAGATAGCGCTGCGCGATCTTAAACGGCGCATAGGCGTTCATCAGATCGATCTTCGCCTTGCTCTTCGCCGCGATTTCCTCTTCGGATGTCACGACCATATCATCGATCAGGTCCATCCCTTTCGAAATGACCGCTTCTGATCCTAATATCTTTCCAAGTATTGCCAGCATTATTCCATAACCTCCATATCAATATCGGTCCCAAAGCATAACATATCCTTGTTGACCGGCAATCTGTCCTCGAATTGGATATATGTTCCGGCGACGTGACATTCAGCCATCGTCTCATGCACTGACAAGATGTGCGACGTGATCTGCCCGTCCGCTTCCATAATCAACAATAACAGCAGCCACTTCATTTGCCTTCGTGTCCCATCCAGATCGCGAACGCACCAGTGGCGGCCCCGACGATGGTTGAGACGAACGCAGTCTGCTGCGTCGTCGCCTCAACGCCTAGCCCCATAAACCAGTCGCACACATTCCACGCCATCAGCGTGAACGCCAACATCATAAATCGTGGGATGATCTTGTACTCAAGCAGCGTCTTACTCATTGCGATTTTTCCTCGCCTGCTCTTCGGTGGTGCGGTTGTGCATATCCCACAAGATCACATCCACTCCCCGCTGATCATCATGCCGGCCATATCCTCGCTGCGTTTTCCGGTCTGCTTGGCCCACTTGCTGTCGAGCATCTGCGACGCAGCTTCGGTGTAATCACCCGCCTCAATCGCCGCCTGAGCCTTCTTGAAGCCATCCCAGCGCGGCTTGCCTAGATTGAACAGCATCGACACGACAACGGCCTTGCGCGGCTCTGAGAGGCCAGCAAACCACGGGTACGTCTCTGCCTCCGCCTGACAGCGCTTCAGATCATTCGCCAGCAGATAGTCGATCTCGTCATCGGACAGCCCGCCGCCCAGTTCCTTATCTATCAAACGCCCCACGCCGATGGTGAGATACCCGCGACTGTCCTTGTAGGCGTGTGCCACCACACCCTCGTGATGCTTGATCATCTCAATCAGTTTATCCATTTCTCGTCTCCATAACGATTGCCACGGCGCGCTGCCAACTGTCCTCTTCGAGGTCAGGCCGGGCATAAAACTCCGGGCTGCGCCGCTCTGATAACTTATTTATGCCACACGCCGCAGAAAAAAACACGCGCCGCTGATCAATGGCGACGCGGGCGAGGATATCATAAACACGCTGATCGGGTCTGGTCTTCTTATCGCGGCCCGAACCAAGCTGATGGTGGTAGGTCAGCGCGCCGCGATCTCGCTGCTTCCGCAGCCGGGCGCTCTTGACTTGCACCCGCATGAAGTCGTTTTCATGCCACGCGACCACATCGATCCCGTCCATCGGCGCATGCCCTGCCTTCCACCCAAGATCAAGGATTGCGGCGAGCGCTATGTACTCGCCTTGAAGACCCGTCGTTGTCGCGGATGGCGGCACGTTATCCCTACAGCTTGTCTCTCATTAGAAGCGCCCAGTAGAAGAGCGCGCCGATGGCGGACGCCAGTATCAGGCCAACGACGCCAAGCCCGATCTTTTCTTGTAAATCCTTGCGCCGTCGTGTGGCGCGCATCCGCGCCTTTGCTCTCCCGTCCTTCGCCTCCTCGCAGAACTTTTGGTAGTCCCTCCACAATCCGGGGCGGCCAGACAGTATCATCATCTGCTTGATGTCACTTTCGCGCTGTTTTATCTCCTCTAGGGCAAGGAACTCAGATAGGTCATTCCCGCCGACGCCTCTGGCGCGCTTCTGGTTGCCGCGCCGCTGCAACTCTTCCTTGGCAGACATGAGGTCGCCAATAGCCTTACCGGCGCGCATAATATCGCCGGAGTTCTGCACTGTTTTCTTGATAACCGCAAAAGCGGCGTTTGCCGCTGCGAGTTCCGCGAGCATGCTACCGCCTCGCCAGCATAACGATGGCGACGACTATCAGCGCGGTCTGGATCAGATCGATCATCGGCACTTGTATCACTTGTAAATCTCCTGCTCTGGACCCACCTTAACTGGCAGGCACACCGCTGTCACGTCTTGGCCTTGCGCGTGGAGCCGCTTTGCGAAGTAGACGCATCGGTCCACACTCTCGAAGAACATATCGTCGCTGACCTTCCTCTTATCGTCATTGAGGCCGATCCATACCGTCAGGACAAAGGCGTGGACAATCTCCACATCAGTCGCGCCCCGTCAGTCGCTTCACCGTCTGCGTTTCCCACAAGCGCACAAGGACATAAAGGCCGGTGATGACCGCGACGATATCCGGGGCCATCCCCATCCAAGCGGCAGCAGTTCCTGTACCCGCCGCAACATCAAGCGCAATTTTCTGCTCTTCGGGCATCAGTCAGCGTCCTCAATGGTCAGCAAACCTTCCGACTGCTGTCGCATGATTTCGTCGTAGTGGCGGTTGCCTGACTCCGCTGGCACATACATTGTGATGCCATCAATAACAGCCTTAATTGTATGCTGCTCTGTCTTTGTCCATTGTGCGCTAGTAATGTTCATCTTTATAACTCCGCATCAAGTGTCAGATGATTTGACGACCCAGCACTAATCACACAAAGAACAGCTTGCCCTGCGGTGTATGGGGTGTCTGCCGAATCAATATTGAAACCAATGGTATTACCTCCTACAGGAGGGAAAATATTATTGATGGTATTGTTATATGTGTAACTAGCTGCTGTTCTCACTCCAAAGTTTGTAAACGTTACTGTTGGTGTCGCTCTAAGGTTATTTGGCAGACTAGCAACGACCAGCACATCATCAACATCAATAGTAGTTCCTGACCCAATATATGTTTCATTTCCAGAAGAAGCAGCACTGTACACCACAGCGTACCTCTGACACCTAAGCAACTCATCTGCATACGACCGATGCTCAAACGGCGTGGCCTGTTCGCCAAGTTCCATTTGAATGCCAGAGATGAAAAAGTTATTAGCTGCGTCATCTCCGATATTTACTTGACCTACTGCCCTGTTAGCAGATGTTGTTGACTCCCAAGATGTTGCCAGCGTTCCTGATGTGTATGTGGAACCCGCTTGAAGCCACCAAGTTAGTCTAAAACTTTCTCCGTTATCATTATTCAATGCTCCAGAGGTGTCACCGTCAAATGTTACTTCTTTGTATTCAAAAGTATTAGCAGAGGAAACTGTGTACGCTTTTGATATGCTTCTGGTATTGTCTCTATCTTGTATTTCTAGGATGTGTGTTCCTGTTTTTGGAGAACGGACGTAAAAAGATATCGTTACTTTTTTTGCGCCAGACGTACCTTTTTGTAGCTGCTGCAAATCTTGGCCTTCAATCCTATAGTGTAATTGAGTAAAATCCCCTGCACTAAGTGATGCGTCAGCGGTAGTACAATCTAGTTTTAAACTGTTAGCAAAACCATCAGGGGCTGTAGTGTCTTGGCTGGCTGTATAAACAGTGGAAGTTCCGTTCATAGAAAACGCAAACCTATCCGCAACAAGGTAGCCCTCGCTTGATGTGCTAAACGTAGCTGACGTACCCCGCTGCGCCACCTGCATCGCACCGTTGATAATCAGGTTCCTGTTGCCATACGGAGCGTGCCACGACAGGGTGCCGCTTCCATTAGTTACTAGCGTCTGACCGCTATCGCCGTCGCCATCCGGCAGGGTCAGGGTCGTTGTGGTTGTGACCGTGGACGGTGCCTGTATCTTGATCGACGCAGATGCGTCGTCGTCGTGCAGGTTCAGCACGTCGATGCCGTCCGTCCCATTCGCAAAAGCGCCAAGCTGCTTGGTCAATTCTCGCATTGAGTTATTGACGGCGCTGGGAAGCATACCTTCGGCAATGGAGATGCCGCCGATGTCGGTGTTGTTCCCGGCGGTGGTGCCGTCGTAGTCGGCGATTTTATCTTTCGACATTATGCGCTCCTTAACAGGCCATCAAGACACACGGCACGAGATAGGTGCCGTCGTCATATGTATGTGAAACTGTGGTGCTTGTGACTTTTGCAATTGTCTTGCTGCGAACAATGTCATCGTCCTGCGGCTTGGCTGTGCCGTCTCCGGCTGACATCAGCAAATCGCCTCGTGCCACTGTCGTGCCGCTGGCAATGCGTATGACCATATCGCCAGTCATCGCGACATTCATGTCAGCAGTGTAGTCCTCGTCGTCATCATCCCAGTTGACGAATACACCAGCCACGTTTGCATCGCCCTCGACAGATGACACGGCCATACAGTTAAGCTGCTCGTTTTCTTCATCATATGCGGCAACAGCCGGTGTCTTTTCATCGCCCACAGACACGCCGTCAGGTAATTCGTCATCCTCTGTGTAATACGTTGCCGCTTGCGCCTCGTGATGCCACACCGCCATCTGGTCGAGGTTGGTCATCACGGTGCCTTTGACTAGGCCATCAATGCGATTGCTGTCTGTAGCTTGTGAGAAACGTGCAAGGTGACCACCGTTGTAAGACACAGTAGTTCCAGAAACGGAAATAGTGCCTTCCTGTGTGCCAGCTTGATAAAAAGCTATCAAAACGCCGTCATCTCCGCTTCTATTGAAGCGGCCCGGAGCCGAGCCGGAAGCACTAAAGAATGAAATTCCTGTGCCACGTATTGCTGCACCTGCCGTTGTATTTCCTACACCGGGGCTGTCTGTAGAAGACTGGCCGAATAGAGTATGACCGTTGCTGTCCACTCTGAGGCGTTCTGAGCCGTTTACAAAATGTTGAACAGCGTTTGCGCCGCCATCAAACACAAAGCCGCTTTCTGTACCACCATCATCAAATACCATTTTGGAATTTGCATTTGTGTTTGCAGCTTTAACACGCAGGACAGCCCCTTGACCGCTGGCATTTGTGTTTTGAACAGTAAGGTTTGCTGTAGAAGATGTTTCAGCAGAGGTGACAATCACATCGCCCGTTCCCGCTGGGTCGATGTTCACGTTGCCATTCGTATCTGTGGACGAGATGGTGTTGCCGTCGATGCGGATGTTGTCGACGTTAAGCTGGTCTGCCGCTGGCGTCTCAAGCGCCACCGCGCCGGTGCTGACGTTCTTCAGGTCAGTCATAATTTCCCGCAGCGCGTTATTGATCCCGCTCGCGGCGCAGCCTTCCGATATGTCTACCGACTGCACGTCGGTGTTGTTGCCGGACGTTGCGTCGTAATCCCGGATCGAGTTTTTGGCCATCAGGTTGTTCCTTCGTTATCGTGCGTGCAGTTTATCACATATCGAATGGGTTGGTTACACCCTGTGGGGCAGAAGGCGCAGACGGCGCATCCGGCGACGGCTCAGACGGGATACCCGGCCCCGACATACTATCCCTAGCCATAGACATGCCGACGCCAGAGGCGTTGTTCAAGGCGTTTGCAACGAGAATAAGGTTTCTCTCGTTGAAGGCCCCCTGTCCTTTGCCGACAGCAATGCCCAGAAGCATGTCAACCGACCCCTCATTAGTCATTACGTCCGCCAGCTTCCTGACGTTAGCATTTGAAAGTTGCCTACTTGTCGCGTCCGAAAGAGCGCCCAAAACCCGCCACGGCGCTGCCGCGAACTGCAACAGCCCCGGCGCACCCAAACTCCCGACAAGTTCTTTGGCGCTTTCTTTCGCCGCAGTGTCTGAGCCGGTATATATGGCCCTAGACGCACCCTCCATAACGGTCAGAAGGTTTTCCATAGCTTTCATCTGATCAGGGCTTAATGCAGCTTGCAGGCGCTCGTAACCATCACCCGCGCCAAACTGAGACCAGAACCGGGCTTGCGGCATCGCGCCGCGCAAGTCCGGCCTTCCCAATTCGCCTATACGGGGCTTGGACGCCTTCTCCCAGCTTTGTTCAAGAGCGCCCCGGACAAAGTTGTTCCATATATCCTGCCCACCATCAACCTTTAGAATGTTGTCTCGCGCGGCCTTGATTGCTGACGGGCTGGAATTGGTTAAAAACCTCGCTCCCATAAATTCAAAATCTTTGTTTGTCGCCTTTGCCAGCGTCGGCAAGAGGCCGCCCTCAACATCATCGATGGGGCGGCTCAAGTCGCCCCAGATTTTTCGTGCTGCGGCATACTCTGGGACTTGCCCATCCATTTCTTTAAGCAGGTTCCCCTGAACCTCTTTCAAGCGCATCGCCTCTTTGTTTCTGCCCGCCCTGCTGGCCGCGCCAATAAAGTCGTCCAGCAGTTCTTTTACGTTGTCCTGAACATACTCAAGGCTGACGCCTTCTTTTGACTTGTATCCAATGACCTTGCCCTCTTTGTTCATCACTGGGTCAGCAATGTACTTAAGAGCCTGACGGAACTTGCCAGCAAGCCGAGGGTTTTTGTTAATTGCTTGCTCAAGGGACTTGATTGTCCCGCTCACATCTATTGATGCACCCGCCTCAAACGCATCATCATAGGCTGGTTTGCCAGCGCGCGCCCTAGCCATCGCCAAGTCAACCATAGACTGTTCGGCGGCCCCCGACATTTCCGCGCCTGCGGCCTCTCTGGACGTGAAAGTGGGGCCAATGTCTTCAAAACCCTGCGACAAAGCCCGACCAACCTCTGCCCCACGCTCCGCCGCAAACCGAGACATCGTCTCGCCGGTCCTTGGGTCGCCAGCTAAAGTCTTCTGCACAGCAATCATGTCGGCGTTGTTGGTCAATTCGGCGGCGCTGATCTTGATGTTTGTACCATATGTCTTGTTGACCGCATCAAGGGTCCCCTGCAATGCCTGAGACGCACTTTGACGCCCCTGATCCATAGCCGTTTTAAACTGTTTCGCCGCCGCAGTTACTGCGGCGCGGGTTAGCCCCTTGCCTATCAACATGCCAGCCAAAGACGCCGCCAAGTCAACGCCGCCTTCAAATGCAATCCGCCCCGCACTTACTTCCTGACCTGCGAGACCCTTTGCTATGTATTCTCTAGCAGCCTGACCAGTCATAGCGCCAGCAGTGCCGCCAGCGGCCATTCCCGCAGGCCCAAACGGGATGGAGGCAATACCGCCAACTGTCCCGCCGACAGCAGGGAACGACGGCCCTAAACCTTTTAAAAACCCACGCAAGGGTCCGGGTGAGACCGCCTGCGGCGGCAACCCGGTGCCGGGTCTAGAGTATGCAATCTGTCCCTGTTGTATGCCAAACCTGTCTAGGGGTATACCCATTTGCTGCGAGTAGTAGCGCATCCGCGCGCGGGGGTCTTGGATAAGAGACGCGGCAGCGACGGTGCCGGGAGACGCGGCACGCTCAGTCCCCGTCTCAATTACTGGGACACCCGACCCGGTCAACAAATTAAAGGGGCTTACAGCGTTGCTCATGATCTTGGCTCCTTGCTCCACATATCAATCGCCGTGGCTTCGTCTACGCCCTGCCCTACAAGTGAATTGACGTACTCGTGTATGTAGAGAGTTTTGCGCCCCCTCTTGATTGAAATTGGGTAGGTCTTTGCATCTGCTGCGGTGATTTTGTTTTCCTTCAAAATCTTTTCCGACCTGAACTTTGCCGCAGTCAACGTGCCAGTCATGTTGCGGAGTTTCACCTCATACTGAATAGGGCTGTCTCCACCAAACGGGTTGTTGGCCGTACCGGCGAAAGGTATCCAAGCCTTAGCCCTTGCGTATTCTCCCTGCGAAACAGCAGCGCCAGAAAGCCTGAGAAGCTGCTCTGAGAATGTTTGAGCCGCACTTGCCATAAACTGATTGTACTCCATAGCCGCTTCGACGTCCTCAATAGATGGTTCAAACACCATCTTCGACGCAATGTTTGTCGTGATGTTCTGCCACCGCCCCGGCGTTGTCAAAAATTCTGGCTGAAAGCTGGCGGCGGCTTGATCAAGCGTCGCAAGCGTTGCGTCAATTTCGGCGATTGCAGTCTGCTGGTCTTTTATCACGCCTTTTTGAAGCGCCCCAGTTCCGTCTGTTACGCCCGTTGTGATGGTCGTCTCGCCCGTTGGGCTTGTCGTTATTTGCATACCCGGCGTTAGCCTTGGCAGCTTTGGGTCGCCAACCGGCACCATCCTGAACCCGCCGGGGGCGGTCGGATCGGCAACCGGAATGTTTTGCTGCGTTGCGCCGGGTATATTCTCAACGCCCGTCTGAACAAAAGTCGGCTTCTGAGGCGTCACAGGCGCACCCGGCAGAGGAATAAAGGTTGGGCGTCCGAAAACGTCCTGACCCATAGTTCCGGTCACGCCGCCCGAAGTTATCGTCTGCTGCTTCTCTGGCGCGCCAGCCGGACCGTAGTCAATGTCATATTTTTGGGTTGCAGGGTTGAACGCCCTGAGACGCATAGTTCTTGAAGTAGGGTCGTATATCTGCTTGGTTTCTGGGGGTTTGCCAGAGCGCTCAAATGCAGCCTTGGCCGCTGCTGTGGGATCAAGTTGCGCGTATAAAGACGGAAGAGCAGATGGCTTCGCAATAGCTATCTGGCCCATAATCTGAGACCGCCTGCGGGCCTCTGCCGCCTCAGTACCTAGCTTTGCAAGGTTTGCCTCGGCAGTCTTAAATTGCAAGTCTTCAAGTTTTTTTGCTTGCTGCGCCTTCAGGGCGGCGTCATACGCCTGCACGCCCATAGCGCCAGCGCGGCCAATAGTTTGACCAAGAGATGTTGGCCGAAGGCTTGGGCCTCCCGCCTCCAAAAGCCCCATCGCCATAGCTAAATTGGCGCGGGTTCTTGGGTCGTCCATACCTGTACCGAGAAGACCTTTAATCATAGTAATCCCCTAAAGAAGCCCCAGAAGGCCACCACCGATTGCAAAGGCCGGGTTCACCGCAGCGCCCGGACCTGCCATCATCTGACCTATTTGAGCGCCACCTAAAGCGCCGCCAAGAGCAGACGCCGCAGGCTGGCGATATACCGGCTGCATCGTCTGGCCGCCGACCGTGCCGCCCGCCACCGTTGCCATATAATCTGCGAGAGCCGCGCGAGGTGCCTCCTGCTCGAACTGGAAGCGCTGCATGCTGGCAGCAAGTTCTGCCTGATCCTGAGCCTCGCGTGCTGCGCCGACCTGCGCCAGTGTCTGAAGGTCAGCCTGACCAAACTGCCGTGCGCCGGGTGCCTGTGCGATTGCGGCCTGCTGCGCCTGATACGCCATCGGCGCAAGCGCCTGACCAAGTGCAGCCTGCTGGTAGCCTGAGCCGTATCGCCCGGCCTTTGATGCCTCGGCCTGCACCGCCTCAATGGCTGGCCTGAACGCCGCCGCCATCAGCGGGTTTGTGCCGGTCAGGTTCTGCATCACCACGTCCTGAACCGCGCCGATGAAGGGTGAGCCGGTGATTGCCTGCTGCCGCAAGCCGCCCAGTGCCATCTCGCTTTCAGGCGAGAAGCCAACCGTTGTCGCGCCGGGGTAGAACTGCTGCGGCGAGCCGTACATTTCTTTGGCCTCAGAAAGACCAAACTCCAGAAACGGCTGCGCGTACTCCGGCGCTCCGGTCTGGCTCGTCACCGTCCTTGTCGTGCTGCCGCCTTTACTCATCACTAAAATCCTTCATCAGTACCACCGCGCTCTCGCGGTAATCTTTTAATGTGCGAGACCAACCCCTACGCCCGATGATCTCCATCCCGTCGCACCCTTGCGTCTTGGCCCACGCACTGAGTGCAACCTCCGCTTGCATTAATTCGTCTAAGTCGCCGCCCGCAAGCCAAATCCGGCACATCGCCTTCTGCGGGTAGTCGACTATCTCAGTCACTATAGCAGACCTTGACAGAGGAAAGAACTGGGCTTTCCCCTCGGCTATAGCGACGGCCACGTCGTCTATCGTGTGCGACCCGCCAGCGTACTCCAGCGCGTCCTCGATGTAGCGCTTGCAGCGCTGCCAGTGTTCACTCATACGATACTCACCCGACAATAAGGTAGGCGAATTCCTGTGCGTGGCCGTGGTTCTTGTGTCCAATCTTCATCGTCCCGTCAGTTGATGTCGATTTGATAAACGGCTGATGATGCTCCGGCGACCCATTGATAGCCGTAAAAAATACCACGCTTTCCTTTGAGAAGCGCGGGTCTGTCTTTGTTGTCTCGGTAACGCTGGCAGACAGCGTCACATAATCCCAGCTATTCAGTCCGCCGTTAATCGTGCGGTTAAGCAGTTCGGCGATCTCCCGCGTTGTCGCGAGGATCGGGTTGAGAATGCGGAAGTTACTGACGCGCGTCGTCATCGCCTGCCCACCTGCCTAGCCTCAACGTCCATACCCTGCGCGAATGACCACTGCCCGCTCAGGTTCATGCGCGCGCGGTGATACCGGCCCTGCGCCCTGAACGGCGCGAAGCCGTCAGTGTTTGGTGACTGCGCCGTCGTGAATGTCGTTGTGTCGGAGTGCAGCCCGCGCGTGCCGATCTGCATCGTGACGCTGCCGCCCTCGTGATACGGATAGACGCGCGTGATCATATTGAACTTGCCAGTCGCCAGCCCCGCCTCAGCCGTCTCAATGGTTGCGGCGAGCGGGTCGCCGGTGAAGGTGTGTATTTTGTTGCCGACTGCACCGCCGAAAATAAACTGCCCGCCCTTGTACAGCGCACTGTCAAGCGACGCAGGCAGCGCGTCGATGCTGGTGTTGATCGTGTCTAGCTGCTCCAGTGTGTAGGCTGGCGTAAACATCGGCGCAATCAGACCGGCCTGCACGTTGGCGGTAGACCAGCGCCCGATTGCGTAGTTGTAAATCAGCAGCTTGTCGGGCTTGGCGTCGATGCTACTGTTCGACACATAGGACCAGACCGCGATCTGGTTCTGCG